GCCGAGATCGAGCCGCGGTCACTTCCGACGTTCTACCCGTCCCCGTGGGCGGGCTGGCCCTCGAGCTGGTCGACGCCGGACTGGGACATGACCTCCCGGTTCAACGAGCTCGTCGACGTTGCGTGGACATGTCTCGATAAGAACGCCTCGGCGCTGTCCACGATGCCGGTCTATCGAACGCGAGGCGGGCGAACCATCTCCCCGTCGACGTGGATGGTCAACCCCGACCCGTCGATCTACTCCTCGTGGGAGGAGTTCGCCAAGCAGCTGTTCTGGGAATACCAGCTCGGCGAGGTCTTCATCATGGAGATGGCGTCGTTCTCCGACGGCTTCCCGATGCGCTTCCGCGTGATCCCCGCGTGGGCGTTCCACGTCGAGATGGTCGGCGGCGTTCGGCGGTACCGCTTCGGCGGTTCGGCGGGTCCCGACGTCACCGACAGCGTCCTCCACATCCGCTACAAGTCGTCGACCGACAGCCCCCGGGGAGTCGGTCCCCTCGAAGCGGCCGGGGGGCGGATGCTCACCGCCGGCCTGCTGGCGAAATACACCCGCGAGGTCGTCGCCACGGGAGGGGTCACGAATCAGACGATCGAGACCGAGCAGTCGCTCGATGAGAACGAAGCGCAGGACCTCCAAACGCAGTACCTCGCGAGCAAAACGCAGTCGGTCGCGCCGCCGGTGTTCGACGGAGGAGCCAAGCTCGTCGACCACAAGGGGGTACCCCCCAAAGACCTGACGATGCTGGAGATCTCACAGTTCAACGAGTCGCGTATCGCTGTCCTGCTCGGCGTGCCGCCGTTCATGGTGGGGCTACCCTCCGCCGGCGATTCGATGACCTACTCGAACGTCACCTCGTTGTTCGACTTCCACGATCGGCAGACGTTGCGGTCGCTCGCGGCGCACGTCATGGGCGCGATCTCCTACTGGGCGCTACCCGCGGGGCAGAAGGCGGAGCTCAACCGGGACGAATACAGCCGGCCGGCGTTCGACCAGCGCGCGGAGGCTTGGGTCAAGCTCGTCACGGCGGGCATCGTGGACGTCGAGACGGTGCAGCGCGCCGAGCGGCTCCTACCCGGCGATGAGACCGCGCCGATCACCGCGATCACGGGAGGCGAGGAATAGTGCCCTGGCACATCGAGAAGCGTGACGATGAATACTGCGTGATCAAGGACGCTGACGGCTCGACCGAGAAGTGTCATCCGAGCGAGGAGCAGGCGAAGGCGCACATGCGAGCGCTCTACGCCAACACGGAGACCGAGAACCGCGGGTCGCCGATAGCTCCGATCGAATCTCGGGCGGCGACCGTTGGTGATGTGAAGCCACTGGAACGGATCATCGAGGTGCTCGCCATCCCGTACGACCAGGAGGCGCTCGTCGAGTACCGCGGCCAAGTCTGGCGCGAGACGGTCGAGCGCGGCGCGTTCGACGGGATCGAGAAGCGCCCGGAGAAGTTTCAGGTCAAGGTGTTTCGCGATCACGAGGACGGACCGCACCTACGCGGGACGGGGCGGTCGGGACTCATCGGCAAGGTCGTGAGTTTCTCCCCCGAGCCGCCAGAGGGACTCATCGCGCAGGCGAAGATCGCAAAGACGCCGCTCGGCGACGACACCCTGACCCTCGCTCAGGAGGGCGTCCTCGGAGTCTCCGTTGGGATCGGCGTACGAGGCTCTGATCAAGTGCTCGACCGGGTGGAACAGAGGCGCCGCATCCGGCGAGCGTTCGTCGACCACCTCGCGTTCCCGGACAACGGAGCGTACGAGGGAGCCCAGGTGATCGACGTCCGCAGTCGGCGCCGGCAAGCCGAGGATCTGCCGGCGTTGGAGACTCCGCGCCTCGATGAGGTCGTGGCGTGGATGGAAGCGCGTAGGCGCTCGAGTACGTAGCACCACGGACCCTCCGTAGGGGGAAGGTCGCGCGTAGGCGCGATAGGTCACAGCGGGTGCTCGTTGGCCGAGATGGCCGAGACCTATCCGCAGGCGCGCGCCCGCGCGCCCGAACCTCCGAAAGGGGGATAGCACATGCCTCCGGAAGAAGGCACCAAGACCGATGCCATGATCAATCGGCTCGAGCGAGAGATCGCCGAGCGCGATTCGTTCATCCAGGGCACGGTCGCAAACGCGCAGGACACCGAGCGCGACCTGACCACCTCCGAGCAGGAGCTGGTCACGGAGTCTCGCAAGCGCATCGAGGTCGTCGAGGAGCAGCTCGAGTCGCTCCGCGCCGCCTCGATGCGTTCGCAGCAGGCTCGCCAGAAGGCCGCCGAGATCCAGGCGCAGTTCGCCAAGATGCGCCATGAGGTCGACACCGGCGAGATCGAGTACCGCTCGGCCGGCGCCTACGTGCTCGACCAGTACGCGGCGGCGATGAACGACCGGCAGGCCCAGGAGCGGCTGGAGATCTTCAACCGCGCCGCGGCCCACCAGAAGACCTCGGACAACGCCGGGTTGATCCCGAACCCGATCCTCGGTCCGGTGATCAACTTCATCGACTCCGCACGGCCGCTCACGACCCTCCTCGGACCCAAGCCGATGCCGTCCCAGTCGTGGTTCCGGCCCCTGGTGACCCAGGGAACGTCGGTGGCGGTCCAGGGATCGGCGGGCGCGGCGGCAGACGAGAAGGCCGAGCTCGTGTCGCAGAAGATGACGATCACCCGCCTGACCGCCACCGCGGTCACCTATGGCGGGTACGTCAACGTCTCGCGGCAGGACATCGACTTCTCCGCGCCGCAGATCATGGACGCGATCGTCAACGACCTCGCCGCTCGGTACGCCGTGCAGACGGAGGCGGCGCTGGGGACGGTCCTCGACGCGTCCACGTCGACCAACGTGGGCTACTCGGCGTCGCCGACCGCGGCGACGATCCGGGCCGCGATCTGGTCGGCGGCGGCCACGGTCTACACGGCGACCGCCGGGGTGGGTCGGGTCGTGCTCGCGCTGTCGCCGGGGAGGCTCCCGGTGTTCGGTCCGCTGTTCGTTCCGATCGTCAACGTCTCGCAGACCGGAGACGGTCTGTCGGCTGGGGACTTCAACCAGGGCCTCGTCGGCACGGTTGCCGGCGTCCCGACGTACATGTCGGCGGGGCTCGGCACCAACAAGGCGTTCCTGCTCTCGACCGCCGCTGCGGAGGTCTACGAGCAGCGGGTGGGAACGCTCCAGGTGACGGAGCCGTCGGTGCTCGGCGTCCAGGTGGCGTACGCGGGCTACTTCACGGCGATCCGCATCGTGGACAACGGCATCATCGAGCTGACCGCCACGTAAGCCGGGGACCAACTTGTGCGGGGGAGGGCTTCGGTCCTCCCCCGGTCCCCTCGAAAGAAAGGAGACAGGGCATGGCGGAACCGATCAGCGTCAAGGCCGATCCGACCCCGGACCCGAACCCGGAGGAAGCGGCGCGACTGCGCTTGCAGCTAGGCCGCGACATCGAGCGGTTCGAGGCCGCCGGGATGGAGGCCGAACTCAAGTTGGCGAAGGCGCGACTGAAGGATCTCCCGGCGGAAGAGGTCGCGGAAGCGGAGGAAGAGGTCGACACCGGCACCGGCAAGTACGAGGACCGGACGGTCGCGCAGCTCAAGGCGCTCGCCGAGAGCAAGGGCCTCCCGACTTCTGGCACCAAAGACGAGCTCATCGCAACTCTTAGGGAGGGCTGATGGCAACCACGACATTTCGCAGGGACTACCTGCTCCGCCGCATCCTCAACCCAGGCACGACGGCGACCGACTATCTCGGCCGCTTGACCACGGCGACCCTGGACTCGAGCGGTCGTGCGCTGGTCGCGATCGACTGGCCGGGGGCCGTGGCGAACGCGCTCGGGGACTACGTGGACATCCCGGCGACGAGGATCGTCTATCGCTGCACGGTCGCCGGCACGTCCGCGGCAGGAACACCGACCGCTCCGGGGGTCGGGAGCACCGTCGTCTCCGGGACGACAACGTGGCTCCAGGTGACGTCGGCCGGAACCTGATCAGTTGGCCGATCCGTTCGCGACCGCCGCGGAGTTCTGCGAACTCACCGGGATAGGTGAGCCGACCGATCTCGCGCGGCTCCAGTCGCTGCTGCTCAAGGCGTCCTCGCTCATGCGCGCGCATACCCGACAGACGCTCTCGCAAGTGGTGGGCGACGTGGTCACGCGCTACCCCTCAGCGTCGACGTTCCTCAGCCTGCCGCAGCGTCCGGTGACGGCGGTATCGCAGGTGCTGGTCAACGGGGTAGCGACGACGGACTTCTACGTGGTTCCTCGAGGGATACGGTCGGGTACGGTCGCGTCCCCCGGATCGGCGTGGACCAGCGGGGCCACGGTGACTTACACCCACGGCTTCGCCGAGACTGACTCGGAGTTCGGCGTCCTTCGCATGATCTGCATCGAATCGGCGGCTAGGGCGTACGCGCCGAACGCCTCGGGGTCGCCCGAGGTCCTCGGCCAGATCGCGCTGGAGTCGGGAGGCTACGCGCCGACGGTGTTCCTGACCCAGAACGAACGGAACACGCTTAGCAACTTCATGAGGGGGCTGGTTCGGTGAACGTCGTCATCCTGGGGCTCCCCGAGACGATGGCGAAGGTCGCGGCCATCCCCATCATCGTCGAGAAGTTCGGCCAGCTCGGCCTCGAGCAGGGCAAGGAGCTCGTCGCCGAGACGGCCAAGCAGCTCGTTCCGAAACGCACAGGCGCCCTCGCGGCGTCGATCCGGCCCGTCCCCGAAGGCGTCGCTGCCGGGGAACGCTACGCCGGCTTCGTGGAGTTCGGCACCCGATTCATGCCGGCCGAGGCGTACCTCGGTCCGGCGCTGGAATCCAAAGCGCCGCAGGTCTCCGACCTCGTCAGTACCACCGTCCGAACCGCGCTCTACGCACTGTAAGGAGGAAGCATGGCAAAGCTCGCTGCCTACGGCACGCAGCTGAAGAAGGCGGGGACCACGATCGCGGCCGTCTCCAGCCTGTCGGGTCCGAACCTCCAGGCCTCGACGATCGACGTGACCTCCCACGACTCGGTGAACGCGACTCGAGAGTTCGTGTCGGGGCTCATCGACGCCGGGGAGATCTCGGGGGCGCTGATCTTCGACCCGAACGTGGCGACGCACATCGCGCTGTGGAACGACCTCGTGGCTCGTACGTCGGCGTCGTATTCGATCGTCTTCCCGTTCACGGGCGGCACGGAGACCGTGACGTTCACGGCGTACGTGACCGGGTTCGGCCCGATCGAAGCCCAGCCGGACGGGGCGATCACAACGCCGTTCACGTTGAAGGTCGCCGCCGCGCCGGTGTGGTCCTAATGCCGGAACGCCGGGTCTCGAAGGTCGCCAAGCCTCCCGAGCCGGTGGAGACTCGGGCGGAGTTCACCGGCGGGGTGTCGGTCAAGATGTTCCTCTGCCCGGTCTGCGGCCACTCGCGGGAGGACCGGAACGAGATGGTCTTGCACATCGCGAACCACGGAGGTGAGGCATGACGAAGTCCGCAGCCTACGGTGCACGCCTCGCCTTCGGTGACGTAGTCAAGACGGTCTCCACGATCACGGCGTCGACGAACCTGCTCGGCGTCACGTCGCACGGTTACATCGCCACCCAGCCGGTGATGCTGAAGTCCGGCCTCGCCGGAGGGTCGCCGCTGATCGCGAAGAAGGTCTATTACGTCAAGACGGTCCTGACGAACACGTTCGAGCTTGCGCTGACCTCGGGCGGAGCGACGATCGACATCACGACGGACGGCACGGGTTCGGCGAACTTCGTGACGGCATTGACGGACATCGCTCAAATCAGTTCGCTCTCAGGGCCGAACATGCAGGCGTCCACGATCGACGTCACGACGCACGACTCCGTGAACGCCACGAGGGAGTTCGTGTCGGG